TCATTGATTCTCTAATTGTTATCATATTAGTTGGTCTGTTAATTAAATCATTACTATTAATATTTAATTTTAATATTTTGTTTTTTACAAAAGTTGACAACCTCATAGTCATTTTTGTTCTGTTTGATTTTACATATGCTTCAACAAATGTTCGATTAAAGAACATAACTTTTAACCATATTATTAATAATTCTTTATTTGCCGGTTTTAAAAATCTATAACTAATATGATTTTCCCAAAATTCATTTATTTGATCATTCGTTATGTTTAATGATCTCCTAAGTTTAATTATTGATTTGTTATTTGATTCATACATGAATTTCGGATTAAATAAAGAATAACTATAATCAACATCTTCAAATAATAATTTCTCATCTTTTTTGTTTGTAAGGGCAAGTTCATATAATGCTAGGATTTTTATTTTATCCTCAATTTTTGAATGATTATATAACCTATAATTATTGCCATTTCCTCTACAAAAAAGAGAAAAAACAGGTAAAATATCTGGTAATCCAAACATTTCTACAGGTGTATTAAAAAGTTCTTTATAATCTCTATCAAAGTTATTATACATACCTGGTAATATAGAGTATGCTTCTGCAACACATTTAACATGTAATTTTTCATAAAAATAAAGGAAAGATTGATTACAACCAACTCTCATACATTCACCAACCCTTGATAAAGCACTATCCATATCATTTTTGTAACCAGTACATGGTAAATTTGTATTTATTTCTTTTGCTTTTTTTATTTGTGGGTATATCATAACACCATTGAATGACATTTGTGATACAAATTCCATAAATACACCTTGACAATTAGTTTTTCTATCACTATCATTAAAACCATGTAACCTCATCATTATTTTATGTAAACATCTAAATTTTACAAAATCTTCAATATTTGTATATAATATAACCATGACATAATCATCTGAGTGTTCCATATGTTCAATTATAAGTTTACTTTCTGGATACATTTTTCTCCAACAATAATAGGTGTAATTTGAACAACAAACAGCTTTATATGATGATGAATAATTAAACATACCTTGTAAAAAATTTTGTGTACTATGAAATCTTGATGTTGCTTTAATTTCTGGATCATTTAAAAAAGTTATTGTCTCATTAATACCTATTTTTTTTAAATCTTTGTTTGTTGGCGTTACAACTTTATTATATATGTTCATTGGTACTTGTATATATTTATCACTCCAGATATTAAATGTTGCCAATAATAAATTATACATTTTTTCAGGTAAAATATCTTTCATTCCGTATGTCATTGATATAAATGATGATAATGTTTCAGCTGCAGACCATTT